AGATCAATTCGCTGGTGCGGTTGTATTGATATTGGGAGCAATCGGCAGTTTATTATTGGTGATATGGCAGAGTAAGTGCCATTGTAAGGTAAATTTATGTTATTTATTTCAATGTGAAAGAAGACCTCCTAATGAAGACGAAATGAAATCATTAAAAGAACAAGCGAAAAAATTAAAAGAAGTAAAAAAGGAAGAGGATAAAATCCTTAAAAAGGAAGAAGAAATATTAGATAATCAATCAGAAACTGCTACACCTAGGCTCGTGCCGAAAGGTAGTAAAGAATTAGAACCCGAACCCGAACCTGAAATAGAGAAACTTGTTTAGGATTTCTTTTTCAAGGCACGGACTTTATCTGCTAAATCCTTATCTGCTTTTCCCCAGGTCCCAGGTCTTTTCATTACGAATGAATATATTCGTGCCATTGCCCATTGCTCCGCACTCATTTTTCCTTTGAGAGATTTACCTCCGACCTTTTTTCCTGAACCAACCTTTCGCACCGATTGAGGGTTAGTTTTTCTAGCACCGACTCCACGATCATATACCTTATTAAGAATTCGGACAGGTATTCCTGTAAGTCTTGAAATCTCTGCTTTACTATGCGGGGCATCCTTAGAAAATCCATACTTAGCATTAAATCTATTCTTATTAGTGACAACCATTTTAATATATTATGGATAAATTAAAATTTGATTGTTTTTAGAAAAAATATTTATTATAGAATTGAATGAGTGCCGATCCTTATCCAATGATGTGGTCATTAGGAAATCAAGATCATTTACCTTGTGGAGAATTACCCGAGCATTATAAAGGTGATCCTTGGGGGACTTATAAAAATTATGAAAAAGAAGAACATTGGTATTCGGACAGCAACTTTTTCGGTAATCCATTTCAAGAAGAAAGGCAGGGAAGTCGTAAGTCATTTTTCTTTGAAGAAGATTTAGAGGCTGAATGCGAAAACTATTCAATCCTTGGACTGAAAAGGTCTGCTTCACAAGAGGACATAAAAAATGCATTTCGTCAGAAAGCGAAAGAAACTCACCCTGATAAGGGTGGAGACCCAGAAGAATTTAAAAAGGTTAGGGAGGCATATGAATGTTTAATAAGTTAAATATCGTCACCCTGTATATCACCACACTTTTCTATTTCTTCCCACTTAACTCGTTTTTCTAAAAGTTTGTTGAAGAGATTGTCAATATGAGTTTCTTTCCCAAGGATCTCTTCTCTTAGTTGTTCATTCTCTTCTTCTAACTTTTCATAACCTTCGTCATATTTAGTAATTAATTCTCCTTTCTCTTTTTCCAATTGAATATTCATTTCTTTCAATTGTTCTATTTCAAGTTTCTGTGCTTCAATGATTTTCATTGCTTCTGCCAATTGATTCTGTAATTGTTTTTCTTTATCACCCATTAGATTTTTAGCAATCCGCTCCGCTTGTTTCTGATCTCTATGTTTCCATTTTTCAACTTGGTCCTTGAATTTAGTATATTCTCTGCCTCCCGTTTCTCCTTCATTATGAAGTCGTTTCAATCTAGAAGTCCAATTGGTTTTAGCGTGTTTCGGATTGGTGGCAGTATTCCATTTACCATTTCTTTCAAGGTAATTAGCATATTTACTAATCAAGTAAGAGAAGTTGTTCTCAATATCATATTCTTCAATAATATCGTTTAGCATACTTGCTATATTTACTTATATGACCTTGTTTTTAAGTGTTTTAATAAATCCTACGAAGTTCGTATTTATTTGTATGATCTCAATAATTCTATCTCACAATATATTTTTCTATATACTTTTTATGAAATTATACAATATTTTACGAAGTTCGTAGTATCTCTTACTTTCTATGATTTTTAGTTCATATAACTATCACATTTTTTAGTTCGCATTTTGATTGGCAGGTGCTTGACCTAATAACCTGTTTTACCTTTACCATTTTTCGGTTTCGCCTTAGGCTTGGATTGAAATACTTCACTTGGTTTCACCTTCTTATGTTCTTCTACTCTCTTCGGCACATTATGCTGAGTTTCACCGCAGACATTATTCTCGCAACCTTTCATTTTCTTCGCTGGTTGTTTCTTCTTCGGCATTTTTTAATTTTAACAGAGAAATTATTTTATATCTCCTAATTATAAATATGAGTCTCGTAGTGGCAACTTCCCGATTAACTGAGAATACAGCACAGACCGATGCGGAGAAACCTGCGCATTTTATTAACTATTTCAGATCTCCAATTGAAATTGAACCTGACAGCGAAATAGCGGTTGAAAGTGTTAAACTGAAAAGAAGTGGAGCAGTAGGGATTAATGAAGGTAATTATTTTAATCATTTTTGGGGTGAAGACCCTATCGCTCGTTCAGAAGACGATACGAATACAGCATTAGGAGAAACAAGGCAAGGTCAGAAATATCAATTACATATTGATAGACCTATTAAACTACCTGCTGACCAATATGAAATGACTGAATATCCTGAGAAAATAGAAGAAGTAATGAATACAATGTATGCTGATCCAAGAATTTTCAATAAGCACGAAGTAACTCTGAATACAGATTCGGCTGGGGTTGAAAAGGGTGTTAAAATTAAAATCACTTCAAGAGCATCAGGTTCTAATCAATTCAATCAAGTAGAAGACGTGCCTTATTTCAATATCGGTAGGTCTTCAACTGGTGGAGGAAATCCTAGTAATGAATTCACCTTTTCGGGTGCAGGATTATTCTCGCGAACGGGTGCAAGTAGTGATAATCCACGAAATAAAGCGGCAGTTGGTATATTAAAGAACAGACCTTTCGCACTTAATGGAGGCACATTTACAACAACACTTACGAATACTTCTGCTACTTGGGCAATCGTTGGTCTAAATCGTCCTCACATTCAATACAAGATTAAGAGAGGTTCAGACGGAGCAGGTGGTGTTAAAACTTCAACACGATCACTAACACCTATTAAGTTTGATGGTGGATTCTTTAAGGACGATTTAACCGAAGAAGTAGCGAGACCTTTATTCCATACTGATTATGGTATTATGATTAGTGACGAAGTTTATATTTTCAACTCAATGGCTAATCACGAAGACAACAAGAAAATAAGTCATTATGAAATAAAGTATTGGGAATCAGGTGGTTCTCACGCAGGAGCAAGAATGACGAAAGCAGAATTCCATGCTTCATATGACAGAGTGCGATTTACAGGTGAAGGAGACGGATTATCAGTTTCATTTGGTCAGAAAGGAAATGCGTCATATGATCCGATATGCGGTCCCGCACTATCCAAGGATCCAGCAGAATGTCTAAAACCTATCACCGATACAACCTATGCTCTTTATCCTGTTCTAAGTATTGGAAGTGGTGATTGTTTAGTAGATGATTATAGTTCTTATAATGAAACCTATAAATATCCTGGTTTCACAGAAGGGACAGGAGACGCTCCACACGCTTATTTCCCTGGTGACGATTTCTTTTCTAATCAGAGAGTTCAAGAAAGAATAGCATTGAATAGAAACAATGAAGAAGAAACCTTTTATCAATATGTTGCTAATCGTCCAAGAGTGCCAGTAAAAGGTGCTATGACACAATGCGACAATAAGAATTTAGTTACTCTTTGCTATCACAGAGGAGAAACAATGGGAGCATATCCATTCTTAGGTTTGAATGCTTCGGGTTCAGTAGATTATAAACACACAATGACAATAGACCTAATGGATAAAGCAGACCCTGGATATTTAGGTCTTGGTTTCTCACTGACGAAAAGACCCTCTATGGCACTTCAACTCGGTTTCCCCGATAGAAGTCAGATTAGACAAGTCTCAGGAGTAGCGGATGGTTATGTCACTGAAACTAATCCATTGGTTGTCACTTTCACCTCAACACACCCGCTTGAAAAGGGTGCGCAATCTTCATTTATTCGTCTCCCTGGATTAACACATAAATCATTCAATGGTGGTCAGCAATCAATGAGTAAAATATTATATCATATTCCTCAGTTTAGTAATGACGGAAGAGAGACAGGATCGCTATATTTTGCCCCTGGCGAAAAGACTTACCTATCATTGAATAACCCAAGTAAAATATTATTGAACTCATTACAAGTCCAGATTGTAGATGTAAATGAAAGAGAAATGAATTCATTAACTGGAACAACTCAGATTGTATTTCATATAAGGAAACGCAAGTAAATCCACAGAATTTTTAAGAATTATCACTAAATTTTTTTATATATTTCAGTATAAATGGCGGATTATTTAGCAGAAGTTGTTATGCCCGAAGAGCGAACTGACGAAATTATTGAAGAAAATATGAACATTGAATCGGAAGAAGACCTTGAATTAGAATTAGAAGAAGGAGAACCTGAGGAGGCAGAACCAATGGAAGAAGAGATCCCTGAGCCAGTGAGGAAAAGGGAAAAAATACCCCAAGAAGAAATATTCAATCCTCCTAAGGTTAAAACTATATTGGAACCC